TTGGGCTCTATTTATTTACTTTATGATAATTGGAACTTGCAAGGCAAGCAACATTTCTAAGTGAAATGTCGTTTGTGGGAGTCTAACCCACACCAGAGTTCCGTTCTAAATTAAAGTACAATTAAAATTAATTGACGACGCACTAAATGCTTTAACAAATTACGTCGATTTGGGAAAAACAAAAGGTTTTTCCAAAAATACTAAAATGAACAATTTTCTACGATAATTGTGAACGCAACGATTTTAATCAAAAATCGAGAAAGAATGTGTAATTTTTGACGATAATTACTAACGTTTTGCAATTTTCCGCGTTTATTGCGAACGCTTTTAGCATCGATAAACAAGTTATCGATAGAGCGCATTCGTATTGAGTAAGAAAACCGGTAAGGATGTAAGAAAACCTAACCGGTAATCATCACGTGCCATTCGGTAAACATCAATATTAGGCTGAATACCCAAATTAGGTTTAAACAAAACTAATTGTAAGGGTTTTCCTCCTAAATATGGATCGTCTCCTTGTGCATCAATTCGTGTCATATGCAATGGTTGCAAATACGGTACATTTATATCTACCGCATTTTCCAGGTCAAAAACTGGTATAGCTCGAGTACCTGGTGTAACTTGGTACTCTCCTGAGGATTCGGATTTCGTTAAAACACGCCATCCAGCACCCAGAGTTGTTGAAAACATACTTCCCATAGTTGGATTTAAGTCCGACATTAAGGAAATTTGACCAGCACATGAGCCACCATTTGCGCCTACTATACGTATGTTTACACCTCCTTTAAAGAAAGCATATCCTGCCGCACAGTAGTCCAAATGATCACTAATAAACGCACCTGATGACGATTTTCTATACGCAAGAGGAACAATTACAATAAGACCATTTGATCCTATTAAACCTACATTAATTCTTGCAAAATAAGTGTAAGCATTCAATAAGTTCCTTAACGATAGAACACGTTCACCGACACATGTCGCCATATTTTCTTCAGCGTTTATGTTTGCTGAATTTCCCTTCACTAATGTAGCTCCAGTTTCTATTCTCTCAGATCTCGTAAATTTCAAGAAATCTGTACCGAGCGTTGAGAGAACATGTTTTTGAGGAACCACTTCATCTTCAAATGTTGGCACTGCTCTTGGTAAAAATGCCAAATTAGGTGCAGGGAAAGCCAGTTGAACATTTTCTGCAGAAAAACTAAGCGCACAATGAATAGTGTTCGACACACTAGAAGCTGCGACTAATGGTACTTCAACTACAACCATAAATGTTCCATAAGAACATTGTTCAGTATGCATGTTATCGAACCAATCGCCGAGTCTTGATTGATTACCAACCCACGTCGAAGGAACACACTTCATATTTGTGTTTGCTGCTGGCTCAATACGAATGGATTTGTTTACGTTATCTCCTCCAAATTCTACTACTGCTGACAAAGATAAATTTCGCTGTTCTTTGCTCACGACAGAAAACTGAGCAACACCAGCGTAATCATTTGGTGTAAAAATGAATCGCAATTTACCTTTATGGAATTGAGTTCCGTAAACATCGAGATCGAAAATTAGATCAGCTAACCATAACTGACACAATTGTGCGACCCACGCTTGATGCGTTAGGTACACAACATTACTTCCAGCTGATTTAGCTTGAGATATACAACACGGTGCATTGTATAAAACAGTACCAGCTACATTGCTAGTTGACCATGCAAAGACACTTAATATCGCAGGAGCGCGACATATAGCCTCAACACTCATTTCATCAATCTCAGACCCAAATTCTCCAGGTTTCATTGTTACTGCTTGACCTTGATCAACAGAAAGTACATGACCGGGAATAACTCCTTGCGAAGTTAAATGATGATCACCAGGTTTCCACTTGATTGCCTTTATCGTATCTTCAGATTGTGGTTTAGACAAACCAAAAGCACCCAACAATTTAGATCCCATTTTTAAAATGGGAGCCGCTGCTGATGCTACACTTCCTACGATAGGTAATCCCGATGCAGCCGTAGCTACATTTCCAACCTGATTGATCAAACCCGATACTACACCTTCTTTTCTCATTCGTGTAGCTTCAGTTTGAAGCACATGTTTCACAGGCATATTACGCAACTGCACAACTTCACGAGGCAGAGGACCGAAATCACGCGCATTGGCTACTTCCAACTGCGCTTTCAATCGATCTATCTGCTCTTGTATAGTTGTTGCAGCTAAAAACGTGTCTGCATATGTTGGATAAGATACATTCATCATATATCCACTAATATACGCAGAAACATTAACGCTCAATATAGCTGATGGTGTGATTCGCGACAAAGTTACATTTCCGATAGATCCAGTTCCTGTTTGCAAATTGCGTGCTGTCCACGGTGAAATGAAAGGCACGCGCACTTGGAGAGTTTGACTTGATGGTAATGACATTTGAACATTAGGAGTTTGTGAGAGTTGTAAAATATCAGCTTGTCTAGATTGTCTAGTCTCATCACTAACATCTGGATAATATGATAGAATTAATCCACCACTAACGAAAGGTTGCACTGCAAATTCTAATCTTACGAAAATTTCTCCACGTAAGTATGCAAATCCTTTCACTTTTTCCAAAACGTTAGTTTGTGATATTAATAACTCCAAAACGTTCCATGATTTTATGACATCACCAGTTAGTCCTCCGACAGGAATGGAAAATTGATCAAACAAATACTCTCGACACAAGATAGACTGAATGTCGTGTTCTCTGCTTTCGGAAAAATTTCCTTTCAATTCTCCTGGAAGTTCTTGATGCGCGGGCACAGTATCCACTACTGGAGCTTCTACTGTGGAAAACGCGATAATTTCTTTTCCTGTCGTTACCACTTCTGATGTAGTATCAGTAAATGGAATTTCGCCTACTTCTTCTGTTTCTTGGCTGTAGGCCGCAACCATGTTCTTACCTTCTGTTGTTGCTGTCCTTGAATACATATGTTTAGTCGGACAAAACTGAAACATAGTTGTTTGTTGAAGCTCTTCAGTGGGGCTGCCACTATGGCGACTTCCTGCATAAATATGCATACCATCATTTTTCCAGATTTGCGGTTGAAGTTCTGGTTCTCCATTTTGTTCGTAGTCTTCTTCTTCATCTATATCGCCGAAATAAAATAATTGATCACTTTTACGCACCATTCGTCGTAAAACTTTTTGTGTAAAATAACAATCAGGTACTAAAATTAGTTGATTGTCTTCACACACTTCAATTATTTTTCTCGACCATTCGTCAAAAACACTTTCTGGATGCAAACTAAGCTCGCGTATTGCTAAACGAGCGTTCATTTTCATCTGATCTTCACACTCAGTTATATTGTTAGCATTACATTTATCCCAATTTAATGGTTCCATTATTGATGCTAACTCAAGAGGTGCTAACCAAGCTCTTTGTGTTTTATCGAATAGAAACTTTCGTTTCAATATAGATATCTCGTGCAAGTTGCGATATGTGAACGCTGTATCGTCTTTTAATTCCGTTGTATAAATTAATCCATACTTACTCAGCTGATTTTGCAAATCGGTAGGTTGAATAAGTGAACTTAATTTATCACTAAACGATATTATATTATCATCTCCATAAAAGATTCCTTTATAATGATCAGTTAGATTTTCTTGGATATTAAAAGCTTCCAGAGTTCCAATATCGTCCAATATTTCAAACAATGCTAAGTATACAATAGCAGATCCAAACAATGTATTAATAATTGCTGTACCTGGATTACCTGACGGCATGCCACGAGGCATTTGTATAACAACATTTCCTGAAATATGTCGACTTGACACGAGTTCCATCCATAACATTTGTGATATTTTCTTTTCATCATCATCTCTATTATAACAAGATTCTATAAATTCATGAATAACCCATAATACATCAGTATTTAAGGTTCCATCATAGTTTGTATAATCTCCTGCTATAAATTGTTTCGAGTCTGGTGACGCTACACTACACAACACCATCTTTACAACATCCCATTCATCAGAATAGGGATTCACTCCAACAAGGGAGGAGTTGTAAATACGGTGTCGCATAATGTGCGCAAACAGATCTAGATAATATTGTCTAAATAATATCACATAATGTAATGGCGCTGCTGCAAAACTACGAGTTTTTCCTTTTTCTACTTTCTCAATAGGTCTCAATTCATCTTTGCTCGTTGCTGTAAAATAACAAGCTGGTCTCTCATTTCGAAGAGTCTTGTCTTTATAATCATCTAATAATTTAATTACTAAAGGATGATCATAAATCCAATCGTCATCTACTCCAAGAAACTCCTTCTTGCCCTTCTTCTTAGTGAAATGAACAAAAGGCCATCCGGCACTACTACTTCGATTAATTGGTTTAATCCAATCATCGCCTTCAATGCCGCGAATTGAAACTTCATGAGAAAGTTTTTTGCATTGTCCTTCGGGTTTAAAATTGTGTTTTAAAAACCCAAGCACTATAGCGCGCTGATCAACATTACAACCTACAGATGGTGTAATATACTTCCGCAGCGCTATATTTATAACGTGCTCGTTAAGATGGGGAACAAACCCCAAATATGCTGGTTTCTTCGTTGTTTCGTACACTTTATTATGTAAGAGTGATTTCCGTATTCTTGATTTGTTATTAGCATAAATAGATTGTGGAATGGTCGTAATTCGCTGAAATTCTGATGTTAATACTGTATGTGGTTGTCGTTCAAAGTCTTTAAAATAAAGACTATGTTTACTCACATCCAATGATTTTATCATTTCTTCAGTTACTATTTGACCATAAGATCTATCTAATGCACAATAACCCGCCATATGGATACCAAAAATCATACCACTGTCACCTCCTACACTTTTAATGACTACACTACCACAATATCCTGGAATACTTTTCATTTTATATTCCATCGTATTATAAGTATAATCACGTGTACCGTCTGCATTTGCTGTTTCCAATGGTTCCGTTCGTACCTCCAATATTTTCGTATGTTGCATTTCCACGTACCACGCTTCTTTTCCTGTAAAATATTCTTCCATATCTTTTTCAAGCATTTGGAAGTTCAATTGGAGTGTTAAAACCATTACTTCGTTTCCTTTAATGTCGGCGATTTCACTAGATTTTATAAAATTAGAATGTTCATTAGTGAAAGTTGTGACGTCAGTATGACTGTTTACTTCTCTTCCAAAGTCTAAACAGATGACGTCATAGTAATGATTGCTGTCGTTCGCATGATGAAACGTTGTTACTGACACTTTTTCCGCAGGAATTTTCCTCTTTGACGTGAACACACCAAAAATGTTATAATAACATTCTTTATATTGTTCATAAGTCATGTCTGCTACCAAATGTCTATTAACAATTGCTAAAGTCCCGCGTATAAATACCAATCTTAACGTTCTCGCTGATCCCTCTGGAGTTACTAATTGAACCAAATACATGTTTGAACAGAGTTGTCGTGCTTTCACATAACTTCTCCACCCATCCAATTCCTTATTTGGCACTTGAATATCAGCAAACTCTCGCGCATCATGGATTTCCTTTCTTTCATGCGAATTTTGTTTTTGTGGAAAAAGAGGTTGGGTGACTATTGGTGCTGAAGGCACTTCTTTAGGTCTTGGTTTTCCTTTCGTTGCGTCACCTGGGTTGTATTTTTCTTGCGTTGCATCATCATCGTTGTCTTGATTTTTAGGAGTAGTACATTTATTAGTTGGAGAAAAATAACGTTTATTTCCACGTTGCCAAAGTTTATACAACCCATACGCTGCTGCTGAAATTAATCCTATTGAACCTACAAAGAGTAAAATATTTCGATTATTTTGTTTATTAAATTTATTAGTTATTTTATAAAGTCGAGTTTTAACAAGAAAAAGTGATACTAAAGTTAAAAATTTTTGATAGAAGGTCACAGGTGGACCTCTATTAACATTTTCTAATTGTCTAAAGAAACCGTTAACATGATTAGCAGGCAATTCATTATTTATTATATCTGCACGATTTTCTATTCGTACATCAAGTAAACGTTGTGCACTTCTTTCTGCATGTTCTTTAAAACTAGCTGCACTTACAAAATAATTCTCATTTACTTCCTTGAGTTTTGTTGAAAGCTCCTCAAGAACTTGTTCATACGTTAATATTTTTCTACTTTTAGTATCATGAAAACGATACACTGAAAGGTCAGAAGGACCTTCACATTTAGATGGATCTAAAACACTAATAGATTTAAATTTAGTTACTGGCGTATTCATTGTCTTCTTTGGATCTACTTTAACTTTATAGGAGAAATCAATTCTTCTCCAATACGCATCTGTACTTTGTAAATAAGACAAATCAGGCGTTTCCTCATTATCTGTTGCTATTATTAAAGATGAATTAAATTTTGCTCGCATTTTATTTTCTACTTCAGCCACATTAACTGTATGATCATGTGAATTATTCCAATGGATTAAGCCCACAGGAAAAGGTGTATCGTCTGTTTTAAAATTAGGATTAATTTGATTAGCATCGTCGCACACATAAATTTTAGAAAATTCTGTATTATAACCAGTTTCATACTTCATTCCTACCGGTCTATAATACACATATTTTGAATAATTCCTTGCTTCTTCTTTAAGTTGATCATCTGGCGTTCCTCCTAATTGCAAAATTAAAGGTAATAAATCTGCTGCAAATAAATTAACCATGTGCGTTTTTCCAACTCCTGGATTACCATGTAGATGTAAAACTACAGGTCTTTTACGATAAGCGTGTCCAGATGCTGGCGTAGTTTGCGCACGACGATACAAATTATTTACTTTATATGCTAAATTAGAAAGTCTAACAAAATTTACTGTATGGCGAGGAACGTATTTGACTAAATCAACACAATTAACATTCATTAAAGCTATTTCTGTAAACGATCCTTGTTCAAAATCAATTGCATGACTACCTTCTGGCGTTAAATAAAATTTTACTCTTTCCTCAATTTTATCAATTTGAGATTCAAACGAAGACTCGTCTGATGACACATTACGCACATAATTAACACATCCTTTTACTGCTGTTAAAACTACATCTATTCCATCAGTCTTCCTTCCTAAATCGATACAATTACGTATACAAGAATCTACAACATTCGTACCAACATTTCTCTGAAACAATATAGTTAATATTAATGTAATTAAAACTTTAATGGGATTACGTTCGTCTTGAGCAAAATGATTATAAGCTATTGTATATTCTTCCTGATGTTTAGTAGGGATATTTAAAAATTTAAAATATTGTAAAATTTTAGCACACGTTCCAACAAAAACAGCTAATGCTACACCTTGAACTTTAAATTCTCTATATAATATTGTTATAGCTAAATATTGTGAAACAAAATCTTTATTATTAATTAAAGTATAAAATGATGCCATAATTTCAGTCCAATTAAAGAAACTACGATATTCTTCGGGAAAATTATCTATAACTTCTTGTACTTGAGCTAAAACATCAGGCATACCTAATTTAACTGGAACATTAACAGAAAAGAAATGTTTCTGAGGAAAAAGTTGTTTAAAAGTTATTTCAAGTGCTTTACGTTGACGTCGTTCTTTAATGAATTTAATATGATCAAACTTTAAATCTTTAGCAAACTTATTATCACTACTGATCAGACGTTGAAGACGCTGATCTGCCATATGTTTAATTTCTTTATTAGTACGCACATCTTTAATGTGCTGTTTATGTAAAATATGTTTTTCTGGAGTATTTAAATAATTAATAGCAATAGAATAATGTGTTGATATCATATTTAATTGTAAAAAGCGAGTAAGCCAATCCATATTTTCCCTAGCAGCGTGAGGCGCTGTTAGAAAAACAAATTCGTATAATCGATGACATTTTCCACAATTAATGATTTTAAAACTATCTGCATAAAAGAAATCAATAGATCGATATAAAACTCTAAAATGATATGTTATTACGGCTGTTGATGAATAAATTGGAAAATGTGATGATAAAACGTGATGTTCGCTACAAGAGTCTATGTTACCGTTTAATGAATGCATTTGGCGATTTCGTGCACACTGAATTGCAAGCTCATAAGAAGAACTCGCTTTTGCTAATAAATGAGCAGTTTTAAGAACTACTTCATATGCACGTTCAAGCGTTTCACGTGGAACAAATTCATACTCAATATTTCGTTTACGACGAAATATTGGAACTACGCATATCTCCTTATCTTCATAATTATACTCATATTCGACATTAAAATCGTCTAAACATGACCAATCATCCAATAATTTAGGAGATATGACAAATTCGCGTTTCTTCTTCTTCATAACGCGAACTTGGTTTTTCTCTTTCTTTATTTTAGGTGCAAAGAAAGTTACACCAGAGAAGTGATAGTGAGTTACACCATCAACTTCAGTTGCGATTCCGTATCCTTTGAGTGTCTGCATTTGGTCGTCATTGAGTTGGGCATTGGCAATTGCAGCAATTTCATTTTCTGTAAGTGACATATTCATGATTGCTTTGTTTACTTAAAACTAAATAGAGATTCGAATTGACATTTTAATGAGTGGTGCTCAGCGTTTAAATCGTTGTCCGTGTAATTAAAGAATGTACGCTGTAATAAAATAAAAGATGAATAAAATTATACACAAGTTGCCACACTTGTGCCTCCTGGGCATTATTTATAACTAAAATCATGACTTGTTTTGGTATTGCACGCAACAAGTTCATTCAATTATAAATCCGGTGAGATGCTGCAAAACTTCTCAGAGAAATAAAGTTATCTTATCAATTAGATTATTAAAGTGTAGAAAATTTAATGCAAAAGTCATTATAAAACAAATTATATGTATAGTGAGTGTACGCATACAAATTTTATATAACAAGGTAGTGAAAATATCACGTTTGCGACCTTCTTAATATAAAACCACTTCTATATAAATATAATTTGAATTTCCTGTTACCGATTGGCAAAATTCTTAATGAATTGTGACGAATTTAGCGAATCCTTAAATATTATTTAGAGCCAAAACCACATAACTGCTTGGTAGTAAATAATACTTAATTGTTGTCATTGTTATTTCTGTCCTTTTAATTTGGGACAGTAAAAAGCTGTGATAGCCTCATCCATAAATAATTATAGACGGAATTTACTGTTTATAAAATAGCGTGAGAGTTTTAACTCCCA